ACGATCATTTTTTTTGATGAAACAGAAAAGGCGATCTCAACACAGAGCGCGTTATTCGTAGGAACAAAAGACGAATGCGATGCAGAGATTGCGAGACTTGGGCTTGTTGACGTTACCGCCCAAGAGAATGATCACCGACGCCACCTACACGCTGACGCTTGAGAAAGCATTAACTGACACTTTTGTTCTTGCGCTTCAGCAAGAGATGCAGAGCACACTTGTGGTGACAGCCGCCGAGAACTTCGGAACGATGACGCTGCCAGCCTGCTTTGTGAAGTGCACTCGCCAGCGCGAGAGCATTATCGACTCAGCGATTTTCCAGTTCTCCGTCGATATCGCTTTGATAGTGCAGGCCGACGACATGGATCAGATGGCAATGGAAAATCTGTGGTCGCAGGTGCTCTGCGTCTCGCATGACATCACCGGCCTCAAAACCAAGCTCAACGCAGTCCGTCCGCAATACGCTTTCGTGTTCGGCATCCTTCGGGACGGCCCAGTTTCGCTCTCGTCAAACGAGCGACACTTTGAACGCTCGGTAACGATCACGGTTCACGCCGCGCTTTTCGCAAGTTGACATTTTCCACGAATTACTATGCCCGCAACCGTCATCACCTCATCCGTCGCCTCAGGCGTCGAGTTCGGCCTTCTCCAAGAGACTGGCCTCCTTCTCAATTCATTCTCTCGCTCTGTTCAAAGCGATAAGGCAACCGTCATGGACGCTCTCGGCGACACCGTTGCCGTGGCGTATTTCAACAAGTCCGCCACAATCTCGCTTGATGGCGTCATCAACGGCGGCGTTGCCTACGAACTCGCCAACGTGCTCACGCTCGCCAACGATACGTCCTCCTACGGCGTTTCTGGCGGTGCAGTTATCGTTGATTCCGTTTCCGAAAAGACAGGTGCTGGAACATTCAAAACGATCACCGTCTCCGCAACGCAGTATCCAGAGATCGTCTAAACCCCTGGCTCATGCCGCTGGCTCCCCGGCTAAAGGGAGCCGCCTTTTTATATATGGAATGCAATATTAAATTTTTCCACACAATTAACCTAAAAGCCGCAGTCGCCCTAGCGACGCTAGGGTTTAAGATGAATAAGCCACCGGTCACTCGACTGGTGCGAACAGACGGCAAAGAATCAACCGAGTTCTGGTTTGAAGGCGAGAACGCAAAAGGCCAAGACGCCTCGCAGGTTTATCGCCAGATGACAAAAGAAGGCGACGAACTAGAAGCCACAGACCCAGAGAACCCGCTCTGTTACATCCGCGCCGCATTAGCGAACAGGGACGTGCTTGTGGACATCATTCGCAACACTCCGCGACTGATCGAGATCGAGCACAACGGCAAACGCATCGCCATTTCGGAAAATGCTTCCGACAAGACCAAGCAAGAAATGACCAGATTTTTGAAATAATTATATGAAAAAAAACAAAGATAACGAACTGCAAAAAGACGACGAAATTCTTCGCATTCAAGCAATGGAAGACGGGCCGAAGATCGTGAACGGGCGCACCCTGCGACCGATCACGGCGCTTACAATTTCATGGATGCAACGCAACGAGGTCTTCAGCGGCAATATGGATCCAGTTTGGAAAGCGGCTGCATTTACTTTCCTGCACTCCGAACCAATGAGCACCATTCGCGGCGCCGTCAATGACCGCGCAACATTCATCAACGCCGTGGATTCTTGGATCGAGAAAAACATGACGCACCACCACGAGACTTCTGATATGTCGGACGAGATGGGCAAGGCATTCGATCTTTATAATTCTGCGTCTCCAGCATCTCAGCCAGGTGAAGGCTCAGGATCGGGAAACTGAACAGCCCCAACTGGCTCGCCGTCTACGCTTATCGGCTAGTCAAGATCACCGGCTGGGGCTTTCGAGAGATCATGGAAGAACTGCCATTCGCGGCAGGGCTTCAACTCATGCACGCTGACGACTACGTCAACGGGCGGCATTCGGCTTGGGCGAACAATAACGCTAGCGTTAATGTTGACGCTCTCGCCACCATAGAAGACACGCTGGCAAAATATGGCAAAATTCAAATTCGAGAGCTTGAAATTTGAGCAGATTATGAAGGACTACGCGACCATCCGCGAGGTCACGATCCCTGACGCCGTCATGCTCAACGCTCGCCTTCTATGCGTGGAGTTGGCTAGAAGGACGCAGCCTTTCGGGGCAGACGACAAGGCGAAGCTTACAGGGGAGAAGGCGATCACTCGCGATCTGGTCGGAGGGCGGTCATCAAGCGCAGTTCATTCAAGGCGTCGCGCTGGAATCTTTGGAATCATCGGCGAAGCAATGAACATTAAGGGTGGATACGCTTGGTATAAAACAGGCGAAAACGTCCGATTATTTATCGGAAAAGATGGATACGCCTACGGAACCGAAAAGAGTTATTTTAGACCAGATGCTTCGATGACCGATATGCGATCCTTCCACAAGAAGTTTTTTGTGAATGGAAAAATGTCATCAGCAGGATCGCGTGATAAAACAATCGGACGCTGGAAATTCTTGGATAAAATGTTTGTAAGCGAGGCCACGATGAACGCCTACAAGGAGAGCGTATTGAAAAAGGTGGGTATCGCCAAGGCAGGATGGGCATCATGCGCTCTTAAACTCAAGAAAGTAAACAAGGGAAGCCTAACCGCAGGCTTTCCGAAATGGGTTACACGGCATACTGGCGACTTCGACAACGGTCGCGTGCAGGACATGACAGCAGATAAAAAAAACCCAAGGGTTGAAGTTACAAACAAAACGCCTTGGGCAAGCGATGTTATTCCAGTGAGCGAGGAGTTACGCGCAAAATCAGTCGTTGCAACAAAAATGAAAAAGCAAATGGAAGCCATCCTAAAAAAGAGACAAAAAGGGCTTATAGAAACATAATATCATGGCAGACGTATCAGTAACATTTGGAGCGACCGACGAAGGACTTGAGAAAACACTCAAGACCGTCAGAACGGAACTCAACACACTAGAAGCCAAAGTGAAAGCGGGCGGGATGTCCATGACTGAACTTGAAGGAACGATGAAGCGCATCGGTCAAGTCAAGTCGATGGAGAAAAATATTAAATCCATTGGCGATCAGTCAAAGGATACGGCAGGCCAAGTAAAAACCCTCGGAACAGCGGCGGAAGATGCAGGCAAAAAAGCGGAGATCGGCTTTGGTAAAATAGCCGTAGGCGCAACACTCGCGGGAGCCGCTGCAAAACTTGGTTCGATGGCGATTGATGCGGCCTTCTCGGTTGCGACAAAGACCGTGCAGAGCTTCGGGGCCGCTCTTGATATGGGCGGACGCCTTAACGATCTAGCCGACCGCACAGGGCTTGCAGTTGATCGCGTTCTTCTCTTGGAACGAGCATTCCAAAACGCCGGAGTCGGAGCGGATTCTCTTGGGCCGATTCTCAACAAGATGCAAAAAGCACTCGTTGACGCTGAAGACGGCACAAGCAAGGCCGCTTACGCCTTCGCCGATCTAGGTCTTTCACTTTCTCAGCTGCGTGGGCTTTCGCCAGAAGAGCAACTACGCACCATAGGCAAGGCTATCGCCGCGATTCCAGACCCTGCACAGCGGGCCGCAACGGCGATGGAGATTTTCGGCAAGAGCGGTGGCGCACTTAACCAGGTATTCGCCAATTTCGACGACGAGATTAAAACGGCAAAACTGCAACTCGGATCGCTTCCCGACATAATGAAAGCAGGGTCGGCGCAGTTCGACCGCATCAGTGATAACCTTGTTGTCGTGGGTGGTAAATTCATCGAGTTTGCGGCAGGCTTGATAGACAAAGTAAAACCCGCACTCGACGCCGTCACTACCGCGCTCTCGATGTTCGACGCCGCAAAGGTGGGTCAAGAGATCGGAGAGTTTTTCGTGGGTGCAGGCAACGGCATGAAAATCTTTCAGAAGGCCGTGGACGAGTTTAAAACTGGCAACTTTACAGACGGATTCAAACTCGCGTGGCAGGCTATTGTTCAGCAGTCGAAGGACACGGCGAATAGTATTTATGTAAATATCGTCGCGGCTTTCAAAACTGTTGGCGATTTTATAAAAGATCAGTTCGCCTTAAATGGGCCGCTAGTATTGTTAATAACATCCAGTTTTGACTACATCGCTGGCTACATTAAAAAAGTTGTAGCAGGATCGCTTTTCGATGTATTTAAAGACCTCGGCCCAATGTATGCAAATACGGCGATCAGTTTGGGAAATAGCGCAAAAGCTGGCGCATACCAATCCGAATTAGCATTGCAGCGTATCCCTGTTGCCGCTGAGCTTGCGGCAGAAAAAGCCAGCGAGTCAATGGGAGACATTCCTACAAATTTCAAAAAGAATATGGTAGGCGTTAAGCCTCTTTTCGATGATGTCACCAAAAAACAAGATGACATTATAAAAAAGAACGGTGAAATCGTATCGTCTGATGAAGCATGGGAGAAGCAGACGATGGATCGCATAGACAAGGATGTCGCTGCTTCGCAAAAAGCATTTGCAGAAAAAAAGGCTAATCAGCAAACGCTCGCAACAGATCAAACCGCCGAAGAGGAGAGAGCCGCCAATGCTGAAAAAACTCGGCAGGAAAAGATGAAAGAATATGCCGCTCTTAAACGCGCCGAGGTTGCTCTTCAAATTGATATAAATAACGCTCTCGCCGCAGGAGATACTAAATTAGCCCAATCTCTTACCAATGCAAAAAAACTTGAAGCTACAATTCAAGATTTAATCAAAAGCGGAATGGGTAAAAGCGAGGCAACGGCTCTTGCAAATGAGATGGGAAGAGCCGCCCGCGAAGCCGACCGAGTTCAAAAGTCGCTCGCCACAAAGGTAGGTAAAGACATTGAATCCAAACAAGAATCCGAAGCCATTGACCCAAGTGGGAAACTCCAGAAAAAAGCGCAAGAACAGATCGCAGCGGGCCAATTTAAAGCGGCCGAGGCGACAGGGCGACAATTAGCGGCGCGAGAACTTGAGGCTTCCGTTAGTGGAGTCGGAGCGGGGCGCGATATGCGAGCATCCGCTGATATTCTGAGCGATTATTATGGCAACAATGTTCCCGCTTTTTTAAGCAAACAAGAACAACTGGAACTTACAAGGCTCGCTCGTGAGGAGGGAGTTTTTAAAGACTTTTCAAAAATTACCGACTCAACAAAAACAGGACTTGACAGGTTCGCTGAACTCGGCGCGGAGACAACTAAAAAAATGGGAGAGACAACGAAAGGGATTCAAGGGGCAGTAAGCCCACCAGCTGGAACACCTGGTGGCGGGCCAGCAAAAACGACGAAAAACACCCTTGACTCAATGGTTCAAGCAATTCTCGATCTCATTACAAAAATTGAACCGAAACTACCGGTTGCAGCTTTAATTTAATTATGAATGGGCACACTTATTACGGAGAAGAAGGATGGATTGCACAAGCTAATTCAACCGTCGATACATTTCGGAGCGGTTTGGTCAGGGTAAAGCAAGACTTTATATGCCGAATAAGCACGGCGAAGTATGATCTTTTTAAAGAAGGGGCTAATTTTCAACCAGATTTGGGGGCTAGGGCTTCTGTCCCAAATTTTGTCAAACAAGACTCGCGTGTTTCTGTCGCTATCACCCCGTCGGCTATTCCTCCCTGTTACATTTTTCCCGCTCCGTCTTATCAGGATTTAGGGAACGGCTTTGTAAGGTGTACGGTAACTGCTTACGGAACAATGGGAGGCGGATGGCGCATCGATTTAGTTAAACGGCTCGGAGATTATCGGGAGACATTAGTGTATGCGGAAGATGGCGTACTAAAAAAAATTGAGAAAACAACACCAATGATTTTTGACGTCGCGATTTATACTCGCGTCGTAGCTAACGGGTCTATCGTTGACCCTCCAGCAAAGCCAGACCTTAAAATTTACACTACAGGAATGACTCCACTTGAGGTGGGAGGAAACAGGTTTTTCAAGCGTTACCTTAAGCGTAAAGTGGAACGATACGACATAACATCTTATGGACGTTTAGACGAAATAGTGATATCGGTTTCAGCCGACGGATATTCAGTAGAAGACACGACTCAAAATTGAAAATATGCGAATCCCGAATATATTCAATAATTTAGTAAAGAGTTCTCAAAATTCAAATGCAGGCGGATACCCGTATCAAATAAAAGCAATTGATTTGGATGCAAATTTCGCTTATGTCGCATTAGACGCGCACGATGGTCTTATCGAGGAGACTTCTGGCCCAAACGGAAACACGACCAGAAAACTAAAAATTCCAGCAGTTCCCCAGATTGGAACGCACGTTTTAGGGGTGGTAGAGGGAATATTACAATGGATCGCAACCGAAGAGTGCTAATATGGTTCTAGGTCGCACATCATCCGGAGCGATCAAGACAAAAACCGACGGCGGCCTTCACGCTGTTAATTGCGCGTGTTGTGGTGGGGAATTTATTCCATGTGCGAACTGTGCTCCACTTCTCACAAATTTTACATTTTCGCTTACTGGGGATCAAGTCGGAAGTCTTACGGAGTTTCAATATCCTTCGATAATTTGCCCTTCAGATAATTGTAATCTTGTCCCATTCCCAAACATTTCGCCGCGCACTTGTTCCGATTCTTGGGATGCATTCGGCCCTGGGGCAGCTGGAACAAATGTGTATGGAATAAACATCCAAAGAGGATCAACAAACGGCCAGTCAAGCGGATGCTCTTGGCAACTTAGTCTTGGAGTCGCAGGCACATTTATATTTATATTTGAGGGAAGTCCTGATATTTGCGGCGTAATAGGTGGTGATTCTGTTAATATAACCAGTTTAAATCCGGCTGGCTCTTATCCATTTACAATCTCAGCCCAATGCGCCCCATTCGGGCCACCGACTGATTTCAATTTCACCGTGACCGTCTCATGACTTACGAGGAATTTTTAGCAAAAATGCCAAAAGACTTGCGAGAGAAACACGCGCAAATGCGCTCCGCTTTAAATGCAGGTCACCGCTTCGCCCGCTCCGGCTTCGCGACCACTCCACCAGAAGCACTCGCCACACGCGAAGCAACGTGCCGCGCCTGTCCCGAATGGGACGCGCAGGCACTCAACGCCACGGGCCGCTGCCGCAAGTGCGGATGCTCGACTTGGGCAAAACTCCGCATGGCAACCGAGCGTTGCCCAATAGGCAAATGGGAAGCTGTTGACAAAACACCCGAATAAATGGCACGCGATCTTTTTATTGACACCACGAACCGCAGGCTGGCGACGAGCTTGACAAGCCTTGCACCCGCTACAACGCAACAATTCGTGAAGGGCGACAACGGCGCGATCAACCTGTATTTCCTAGAAGCAACGAACAATATCGAAACTCCGTTCAACGTGATTGACTACACCGGCACGGACGTGAAATTCGGCGTAGGAAGCCGCACCGGAGTTCCAGCCAGCGGCACATTCACTCTCTCCTTCGGCGGCCAAACCAGCGGAGCAATCGGATTCAGCGCGACCGCAGGCGCGATATCGTCCGCGCTCAACTCACTCTCGACAATTACCGCCGCAGGGTCGGTATCCGTTGACGGCACGATGGCGACAAACTTTGTCATCTCGTTCAACTCGGCAGGCACGCAGGGCGCGATCACAGGGAACTTCGCTCGACTCATTCCGACCACAACCGCGCTTATTGACGAGCGGCTTGTCGGAGACGCCACCAACGCCGAAATCCAAGAGCTTCAGCTTCGCCTCGCTCCAGCAGTCTACGAGCCAACGTGGACGGATCTCGGAACGGCCATGACCGTCAGCGTGGCGACCACGCTAACCGGATCGACGCTAAACAACGAAATTCAGCGCGTCTCATTTTCACGCGCTCCGTATCTCGGCAGCTATCGCTTTACGGTTCCGACCTACAATGTGGACATCGCCAGCACGGTCACGGATGGCGTATTCATCACGGCGAGTAACCACGGACTGACGCTCGCCCAACCAGTGGTTCTAACAGGATTCACCGCTCTCACTGGCTACACGGCAGGGCTTCAATACTTCGTCCGCTCGATTCCGCAAACCAATGAATTTTTGCTTGGCGTAACAGCGGGGGCCGTTGCGATAACAACCGGCACAGGCACGGTGACAACGGGCAGCGTAGCCACAACCGTTCTGCGTCAGACCGACCAACTCGACGCAAGCACGACCGCTGCGCAGTTGCAAACAGCACTCCAAGCACTCGATAGCATCGGCGCAGGAAACGCGACCGTCGTCGGGGTTCAGAATAGTTATTACGACATCAATTTCAGCGGTGACAAGGGATTCACCGACCTTCCGACACTCCAAGTGCAAAGCGGCTTAAGCGCGGCCCCAGGCAAGACCGCAGCCGTCGATTTTAATACGTTCGGCGTTCGCGATCTGCTTCTCAATGCAACATCGGTCACGACCGAGATCGAGATCGAATTAACTACCGGCGGCGAGCGGAGCACGATCATTTTGCAACCATGCACACTTACCGAAGAACTCATCACCCAAGGTGGTCTGAGCTAATGGACAGCCATACTTTCCATACATTCGTCGGGACGAGCGCGCCCGCAACGGCTGTGTTGATATCGTTCTCCGAGGTCGAGGCATGGCTTCGCGTTCTCTCTCTCGTCCTTGGAATTTGCATCGGCGCGGTATCGCTCTATAAAATGACTCGACCCAAAAAACCATGAAGACATTACTCGCAAAATTGAAAGAACCCTCAACAATTCGCGGCCTCGCCATCATCGGCGGCGTTGCCGGTTTGAGCATGGAACCAGCAAAATGGGACGCAA